CATGGCGACGACTTCCTGTTCGGGGTATTCAATGTAGTATTTTTTAGTACCAAGCGACAGGACTGCATTGGCCGTACCGGTCTCTTCACCATCTAGATATTCGCAGACTACTGCCTTGGTGATTCTTTTATGTAGGTCAGCGTCAGCATTGTCGCCGTCCTCTTCGATCCATGCTCTCATGCAAACTCCTGTATAAGTTGGTTATAGATGGGTGTGGGTTCTTCTACCGCCCAGCGTAGCACATCGTTGTAGATGGGTAAGTGATCGACAACGGTATCCAGGGTATACCGCCACATTTTCTCAACGTATGAGGCTGGTAGGATAAAATCGGGCGGTCCAATACGGAATCCATGGTCATATCTAAACTCATAAATGGTGGCAATCCAGCCGCCCGACGCATATGTCTTAGGTGGCTCCACCGTCATACACATGACGGGGGCAGACTTGGCCTCCCACCATTTATGAATCCCCTTGTACACTGACCAACCACAATTCGTTACCCATAGACTCATAGACGGTACACATACCACTAGCACCCATGGCAGAAGTATGCCAAATGCTAGGATGAATGTCGTCGTCCTGTTCGTTGTAAACGACTTCCTTAAAATCCTCGTCCCAAATTAGTAACCATTCGGGGCGGGCGAAGTCACCCAACTCTAACTCAGATGTTGCTTTCTTTATTATCATCAATAGCCTTAAATGTGTAGGGGAATGCTCCCCGCGCCAACTCGTCTACAGCCTTGGCGTACTGTTGGATTTCAAACTGAGCGTGTGAGTCGAGTCTTTGCTCTAGGAAGTGTACCACAGCCGCAAGACTGACTGTCCACCGCGCCCGAACGTAGAGGCCATATGCCGGTAGGAAGAGGCGAGCCTGCTCTGGGGCAAGACCTTCGTCTAGCGCGGACTCATAGAGAGAAAGGCCCTGATCGACGTGCTGCTCTAGCCTTTCGGTCCAGATATCTCCATCTAGCGGAGGAATATTGTCACCAGATCCCTGCTTTTTGTTAGCCGGGGCCGCGCGCCACTCATAACGTGTTGGAATGTAGAATTCCTCATTTTCGGTGACATAGCGGCGGCTGGACTCATTCCACCCAGCCTGATCATCCACGTATGTTGAAGCAACGACGTGCTTCCACCACTGGCGGGCGACGATAAGAGGCATATAGACCTCATAGGTCAGCGCCGCATGGCGGAGCGGGGACGTGTGATGCTCACGTAGCAAGAATGCTAGGAGACGTTCGTCCTTCTCGTTGAATTCAAGAGATTCTTTGTCGAACGAGACGCGGGCGGCATTAACTACCGATAGATCCGTTCCCATAGTATCCACAAGGCGTACGTAGCCCTTGTCTAGAACGTCGATCTTGCTCATACAACAGCCGTTTCTAATAGAAGTTGTTCAATTTTACTTGGTACAGCAAAGAACTGATGGACAGATCCACTTATTAACTTCACGGTTACTTCACATTGAGTTTCCCGATCAGAGCCACGGAATGAAAATGACTCAACACGAGCCAAGGAAAAGGTGACTTGGCTCGGAGTTGAGCCATCAGCCGGTTTTGAAGTGTAGGTTAAGAGCCTCATGTGTTGAGGATTCTTGAAATTAGTTCTACGAGATCTGATTGAAAACTTGGCGATGGATCATATGGCGATGGTTCTAGTTCTGTCAATCGTGTAATAATCTCCGCGCGGGTGTACGGACCCTCTAGGTCATCTACAGATGTGATATCTTCGAAGGGTGACGGGCAAGAACACCCTGAGTCCTGGCCATAGTAGTAGGCACCATTCTCAGTGACCCAGACAACGGCAAAGTCGAATGAGTAGTTAGGCTCAGAGAATTCGATTTCTCCAAGTGGTGTTAGCCCAAACTTCTCTGGGTTATCGTAGATGTTGTTATCCCATGACATTATTCTTCATCCTTCCAATCTAAGTTGTGAAGAGACAAGAGGGTACGATATGTCTCGTACTCCTGAGTCCCAATTGTTCTAGACCAGTCTCCTGCAAGGCAGTACAATTCTAGAGAATCATCTTCTAAAAGACGGACGAAGGGCCGGGTATGGTCCTCGTCGCTGCCGCATTTAATATACGGTAGTAGCCCCTCGTCCATCAATTTTAGATAGGTGTTAACAAGTTGTATTCTCATACAACAAGTGTATCACCAACATTGCTTATGGCCTGCATAGTACCAAGGGTTCATTCGTTCCGCCCCATGATACCTTGACTTCCAGTATGCCCACGATTTATAGAATTTTTCAACCTGAACGGCTCGTGGTGCCTGCCACGCATGAGCGTAGCCACCATAGTTATTCCATGTTCCATCGATGAAACCAAACAGCCCGGAGGCTGTTCCACCGTCAGAACGACGTGCTGTCGGACTATTATGTGACTCCCTATTAGCAATACATTTCATTATTGACTGCAAGGAAGCCGAGGTCTTGTAAGTTTTTACAGACTTGTGAACTTTCTTTACTTTCTTTTTAACTACTGTGACGTGCTTAACAATAGTCTTTTTGATCACATGCTGTTTTACAATAACTCGGTCAATTCTGGCAAAGTGGTGCTCACCAAAATTGCTCGGTGACGAAATCTTACTCTGTGTCGCCTCCGAGGTTACAGACTTAGCGTCAGCCTGTGTGTTGGCAATCTTGCCACCGGTTAGCAATAGTACACTAAGCACGGCAGCCATGATAGTTGCCACAAGGTTTTTTGTCGTCATGTTTCCTCCATGGCGGCAGCAACCTAACTACCCTAGCAGATTCCTTCCCGATGGTCAAGTCACCTTGCGATGTACGTTAAAACGCACCTTAGAGCCTTAATGTACACTTTAACGTACATTACCCTTGGTAAGTTAACACTGTTAAGGTAAAACTTTGGTAAAGATGGTTCAGAACTGGTTTTCTCGACCCGCAGTCGGGAGAATCATGTGCTAGCATGATCTTTATACTAGGTAATAAGAAAGAAAATCATTCCAAATCTAGAGAATGTCTAGAATTTAAGAAGTTATACAATTTAGTAGAATTAGTACCCATTACATGAGAATTTCGTACAACACGGACCCCGGTAACTTCAACCCAAGTGTGGGTTATGGACATGCGGGGCAGCAGATCGTCCAGTCTCTCCAGAGACTCGGACATGAAGTTCCGTGGGGCGATATGAGCGCGCCGGTTGAAATCTGGTTCTGCCAGCCTGAATACTGGGAATTCTCCAATCCCAACGAAGGACAGTACAAGATCGGATACTGGCCGTGGGAATCAACTAAACTTCACGATTCATGGTTTGAGTACGTAAAGAGTGCTGACGAACTGTGGACGACCTCGTATTGGTGCAAGGACGTTTATGAAAAGGAACTTGGTGTTCCTGTTCGCGTTTACGAGCATGGTATTGATCACATCTGGCAGCCCGTAGACCGTAGGGGTCGGGGGAAACTTAAATTCCTACACGTAGGAGAGCCAGCAGTCCGTAAGTCTGGACAGATGGTAGTTGACGCCTTTATGCGCGAGTTCGGCATGGCTGACGACGTGCATCTTACCATCAAGGCCCACGAAGTCAACACTACTCGACTATTCGACCACTATGGTTCGATAATCGGTACTCCAAAGGATCGTCCGAATATGACGCTGATCACAGACAACTACGACGATGCCCAGATGATAGAATTGTTCCAAGAGCACGACGTTCTCGTCTACCCATCTTGGGGCGAGGGATTCGGGTTTATCCCGCTACAGGCCCTTGCTACTGGAATGCCCACCATTTGCACTAGTGCGTGGGCACCGTACAACAGGTTCCTCGGTCCCCTTGGCTTAGACTCTAACCTTGTCGATTCTCCTTGGGAACCATGGCACACAGGCCAAATGTATCAGCCAAATGAGGATCACCTACAGCAACTCATGCGTAAATCGTATGACGAATGGGATGTCCTAGAGCGCCAGTTTAACTATCAGTCACCCGCTGTTCACGCTCGGTATGATTGGGACACACTGACAGAAAAAGCCTTTAGGCACATCGTCAAAAAGTTCGGAAACTGACCAAAACTTTCTGCTCTCGGAAACTCGACTGCTATACTTGTAAGACATCAACAGGAAACAAGCCGCGCCAAACGCGGCGCGGAGGGATATACTTTTATGACTACAACAACGCTTGACACATACGCCAATTTCATCGCACTCAGCCGCTACGCGCGCTGGAAAGAGGAAGAGGGCCGTCGTGAAACTTGGAACGAAACTGTAGATCGCTATGTAGATTTCATGGCAGATTACATCACAAAGACCTACTCGGCACCCCGCCCAGAACTAGTAGAAGAGATTCGCAGAGTAATTCTAGCCCGCGAAGTTATGCCGTCCATGCGTGCCCTTATGACCGCTGGACCCGCGCTCGCACGCGACCACATCGCTGCCTACAACTGCTCTTTTATCGCCGTAGACTCCCCTCGTGCATTCGATGAGGCTATGTATATCCTTATGTGCGGAACCGGCGTAGGCTTCTCCGTCGAGGCACAGTACGTCAACCTTCTACCAATTGTCAACGAGCATTTCGAGCAATCTACTTCCGTTATCGTCGTCGAGGACTCAAAAGCCGGTTGGAGTCGCGCATTACGTGAACTACTAGCACTTCTATTCCAGGGCCAGATTCCTATTTGGGACGTATCTAAGGTTCGCCCTGCTGGCGAGAAACTAAAGACTTTCGGTGGCCGCGCCTCAGGCCCAGCCCCGCTAGAAGATCTATTCCGCTTCGCAATTGAGAAGTTCAAGGGCGCTGCTGGCCGTAGGCTTACCCCGCTAGAGGCTCACGACATTATGTGCAAAATCGGTGAGGTCGTAGTAGTCGGCGGAGTCCGTCGCTCTGCTCTTATTTCGCTGGGTGACCTTTCTGACTACGATATGAGCAAGGCAAAGTCTGGTACATGGTGGCAGACCGAGGGCCAACGCTCTCTAGCCAATAACTCCGCAGTTTACAACTCAAAGCCTGGTATTGGCCAGTTCCTTACAGAGTGGGCGGCTATTTATGAGTCTCAGTCAGGAGAACGCGGTATTTTCAACCTAGAAGGTAACCGCCGCCAGGCTAAGAGGGCCGGTCGTGATCACACGAAGATTGCCGGAACTAACCCGTGTGGCGAAATCATCCTTCGCGCCAACCAGTTCTGCAATCTTACAGAGGTTGTAATCCGTGAGTCCGACAATGCAGCAACCCTTGCCCGTAAGGTTGAATTAGCAGCAATTCTTGGAACCTGGCAGTCATCCCTGACCAACTTCCGCTACATTCGCAAGATCTGGAAGGATAACTCAGAAGAGGAACGTCTACTCGGTGTATCTCTGACTGGAATCTTTGGTAACACATTGATGAATGGTTCAGAGGGAATCGATAAACTTGAAATGGTTCTTTCAGAACTACGTGAAATCTCTCACCTAGTTAATGCAAAGGAAGCAGACCGCCTAGGTATCCAGAGGTCAGCCGCCGTGACAACAGTTAAGCCTTCTGGAACAGTTTCGCAGTTGACAGGAGTGTCAAGTGGTATTCACCCATGGCACAACGATTTCTATATTCGTACCGTCCGCGCCGACAACAAAGATCCTATGACCATCTTCCTAAAGGATGCCGGGGTTCCCAATGAGCCTGACGTAATGCGTCCAGAATCAACAACTGTATTCTCGTTCCCAAAGAAAGCACCCGAGGGTGCCCTACTTCGTACAAACGTATCTGCTATCCAGCACCTTACAATCTGGAAAACATATAAAGAGTTCTGGACCGACCACAACCCATCTGTGACTATCAATGTCCGTGACCATGAATGGCTAGATGTTGCCGCCTGGGTACACGAAAACTGGGAATCTGTCGGTGGAATTTCATTCCTACCATATTCAGAGCACATTTATCAGCAGGCCCCATATCAGGACATTACTGAGGCCGAATATAACGAATGGGTAACGAAGATGCCGGTCAAGATTGACTGGAATGCCTTCCCACTCTATGAAATCGAAGATAATACAGCCGGATCACAAGACCTCGCCTGCGCCGCTGGCGAATGCGAAGTTGTAGATTTGGCAGAAATTGTGGTATCATCAGAATGAAAACTAGGAGGACGAAATGATAGATCCAACAGATGAGGTCGTAGATCCGACCCTACCGACAGAGCCAATCGATGATATCGACGCTGGCCTAGAACAAGATGTTTATCTGGCGTCACCCTATGACGACAATGATCCAGAAGTAGATACAGATGATGGGACGGAAGCACCGTGAGAAATTTTGAACAGGCTCAGGCATATGCTGAGTACCAAAGGCTACACAATTTGGGCGGCTGGCACAATCAGTGTCAGCGATTTGTCCGTTCCTGTGTAGGCGCAAGCGCATGGGCTACTTCCGCTAGACTAGCATTTAATACTACTCCGCTAAAGCACCGCCACACATCATTCCCGCCACCCCCAGGCTCAATTGCCTATTACGGATCAGCAACGAGCGGTAATGGGCATACAGCCTTTGCCTCAACTCAGCATGGTTACGTGTATAGCAACGATATTCGACGTGACGGTAAGATCGACCTCGTTCCTTGGAATGTTTTCGCATCTGCATGGGGCATGAGGTATCGCGGCTGGATTGACTACACTCCTAGTGGCTGGATCGATCTTCGCCCAGCAGTAGTTACTCCACCAAAGCCAGCCGCAATTATCATTCCTACAATATCCCTTGCGCGTGTACAAAAGGCCGCACGAGTCGATCCACCAGCACCGGTGGGCAAGAAGTCTTACCCAACAGAGGTTCTTATTGTTGAAAAGGCTCTTAACCGTGCAGGTCTACTATCAAGCAAGTATGTTGATGGTTGTTACGGAACCGTAACAATTGATTCGTACAAGCATTGGCAAAGAAACCTAGGATACACTGGCGCAGCAGCCAATGGTATCCCAGGGCTAAAGTCTCTTACCGCCCTAGGTAAGAAATATGGATTCAGGGTATCAGCATGACACTACACAAACTAGACGCATATCAATTAGATGAACTACTTAAAAAAGCCGGATTTCCGGACCCAGATATCCAGGGCACCACTTCACCATTGGGCCTTTTTCAAAGGCGTTCTGCCTGGGCAAAGGCGATGGCTGAATCTGGCGGGTACTACGATATCATCGGAGGCCCCAACCCTAATGGAACATTTGACTATGGACTATTCCAGTTCAACGAAATCCACAAGGCAGATCTTGACTGGTCAAAGATTCTGGACCCCCTATACAATGCCCAGACTGCTGCTAGATTTACAAAGCAGGGCAAGGATTGGTCGTCTTGGGGCCTCGGAATGTCCGGTTGGGGCGGTCAACTGTACACGTCAAACAATGCAGCCTGGCTCCAAATTCAGGCTTCTTTCAAGGCATGGTATGACCGTTATCCCACTTACGTTGCCGCTGCAAAGGCCGTAACGACAAACCCAGGCGTTCATCTGAGCAACCTAAAGTTTGGCCTACGTAATGGCGATGTTACAATCTACCAAACAGCCCTGCGCGCATATCTACTAAAGGCCGGAAGGCTCGGAAACATAAACCCAAGTGGAATCACAGGGTATTATGGGCTAGAGACAAAGGCTATGACAGCAGCAACGTATCGCTACCTTGCTGAAATCACAAAGGACACGAAATGGCTGGCGGGAGACCTAACAACTCCCGGCCCATCGATGCTCCTAAAGATTGGCCTCCGATCAATCTAGTTCGCTGGCGTCAAACAATCCTAATGCGCAGGATGATTGGTATTATCACAACAACGTCCTTTTCTGGACTTCTCCATAGTAAGCAGAACAATCATTTCTGATTGTGCTATAATCGTACTAACGTCATTTGCCGGGTCCACGGAAACGTGGGGAGTGCAGAGGTCGTTTCGGCCATAATGCAGGTAGAGTTTCGCTCTCCCGCCTTAGGATGGCTTAGTTACCGGCAAGGGCGGCAGCAATGCCGCCCTTTGTCGATTCTCATGGTAAAATGAAAGCATGGCATACAGAGATAAAGTCCTGAGTTACAGGCCATCCCTTTACTATCCATTTGATTTAACCGCGACCGCAGCAAACGATGTTTCAGGTCTCGGCTCTAGTGCGTTCGCGGGAGGACTGACTCTCTGGGGTATTGTTCCAATCAGCGTTGTCTCGGCAGCATCAGGAACCGTTACTAATACACCAAATATATGCTCTAACTCAAATAACACTCAGGCATTCTCTTTTGATTTTCTGACTTCCCCGCTCCGCGCCGGTAATAATACTCTGACCCTCATGGGTCATGGTACAACTTCAAAAGTATACTTTGACTATGATCGATTTGTCTTTGAGGTTGTAGATTCTAATGGAACCGTGTACCACGCCTGGAAGCAAGTACCAACCGCAGATGACGTGTATCACGTTGCCGCCGTCTATGGAGTTAATTCTATTTATGTCATGGTGAATGGTGAGGGCGGGGATATGACACAACTACCGTCTACATTCTCCTGGGGAACAGCAACAACAATTACTATTGGTGCTGGTGTTTCACATCCATCCGTCTATACCCGCGCGGTCTCTCAGGAAGAGGTTCAGCAGCGATACCAGGCAAGCATGGAATACCATGACTTTCCAGACGTGTGTATTCGTGATGGTGGATACTATTGGGATATGACACAAAAGTCTAATACTCTCGCTGCCAATGTTACGCTTGACCGTAATAACTGGAACTACGGAACAAACTTCAACTGCCGAACAGACAAAAATGGTAACCTGTCAATGCAGGATCAGCCACGCCTGGCGACTGCTCTGGCTGGGGTAAGTGTAACTCCAACCTTCAACACAAATAGACTTACACTAGGCTCTACTGCATATGCAACTCGCGCGGCGACAGGTGCTCTGTCCAATACTGGCTGTGTTATCGCTGGTATCGTCAACTCGACCCTTGCTGGTGCAGACAAGTGGATACTCACCATCCTTGACAATAAAACTGGTAACTCTTGGGGCTGGAAGGTGTCTAATACTGGTGTTGTCACCATGGTTTATCGTACTATTTCTCCCAATGGTACTGAGACTATCACCAATTATGCCTACACTACGGCTACCACCGCCAACTTTAACTTTGCTATTTGGATTGAACCAGGCCAGGTTCTTCTGCACTCAGGAGGAACTGGAACCACCGTTAATCAGTATTCAGGATCAAACTATATCTCTACACCAATTACCATTACAAACGATACAACGATTATCATGGGCTCTAACTATGACTACACCGGTATCGGAGTAGACTTCCTTAACGAAATCTATTTCTACCAGTACCTACCAGCAGCGTCCACTTTCTCTAGTAATTACGACAACCTTCTTTCAACTACGCTGGCAACCGTGTACTACCTACTAGATACCAACCTTAACCCTAAGGCGATTGGTACGTGGCAGTATACCTTCACCGCGCCTTACTCTGGAACATATGTTGATCACCACATGGATTGGGGCGGAGCAGAATCAACATTCCTTACAGTTGCGGTTTCCTATAACGGATCTGGTTTCACCACCGCGAACAAGAGCGACGTTATCCCTAACTTTCCACAGACAGGAACACTTGGCGGAGCACAGGTGCTCGGCCCATTTATAGTTAAGGTTACCCTTACCACAGACGATGACCACGTAGGATTCTTAGATTACATCAACTTCAAAATATTCAGCAATGTTGACATTAAGGCTCTTAACTCTGACAAGATGTGCCTAACCACAACATATAACTGGGTTTCAAATCAGGAAAATGATAGAGTATATGAGGGGCTGGACAGACCGAACATGAAGATTACCGGAACACAGCGTTTCGAATTTGAGTCTGCCACCTATAACACTGTTGAGTTAGTATGTCGAGTACGCTCGGGAACAGGAGAAATCCTCTGTGTCCGAGACAACGCGGGCGGAACAGAGTATGCGATTACCATTACCGGTACAACCCTGTCCTGGGTAGGATTCACAAACGTTTATCTTAATGGTGCAACATTCACATCGGGTGGAACTATCAACCTTGCCCAAAACCTACATCTTGTGGCGACGGTTGCTGCTGGTGTGACAACCAAGTTTAGCCTAGCACAACACTATACCGGAGTTGGTACTTCGCCGGTTATGGACGTAATGGGAGTGGCTGCGTACTCATCAGTTCTCTCTGCCGCCCAAGTGACAGAGCACTATGCTGCAAGTCGAGGACTTATTGTCGGGTCGCATACTAGCGTCGATTCTCTGAGCATTACGGACGCAATTACGCCAACTTTGTACTCTTACAAGTGGGAATTGGTTCCCAAGACGACATAATTTGGCTTTATGGAGCCAAAAATGGTAAAGTGATGGTTATGAGCGAGAGTAAACTTAGCGTAGTTAGCGAAACCAATATTGGTCTATATGTATGGGAACTTCCCGAGGGCCGCTACCTTTCTGACAATGAAGGCAACCTTTTGAACATTCCATCACGTCGCGGGGATATTGCCAGGATTGCCAAACTGTGCGCAGTAGCCAAGCACTATGGATTCCCCGATGGTAACGCTGTTTTCATCGAAGGTGTTCGCCGCGTTAGCGATGACGAGCACGCAGAACAAGTACGCAGAATGGCTGCTGGTGAAACACCAGACGAATATGACATAGGAGCATTACGTGACGACCTCAGAAGTCGAAAGTACCGAGACTGATCTTCCCCAGATTATCCACGTAAGTATGGGTGATCTAACTAAGGGTGTATCAGATTCAGGGGACACATTCGCGGCAAACGCCAGCGAACTAAAGACACTTGACGGACTTGACGTTAATACCAAGCGCCGTCTTACACGCATGGAAAAAGCCTACACCGGGCAGGGTGACTCAAAGTCTAATGCTGTGGAGACAGGCTACTTTTCCGCATATGATGCCTTCAATGTGGTACATCCTCCATATAACCTAGATTATCTTGCCACGATCTATACGATCAACTCAGCAAACTATGCTGCCTGCAACGCTAAAACATCTAACATCGTCGGTCTTGGATACACTTGGGCTGAGACAGGTGCGACTCTTGACAAGATTGAAAGTGCAAAGACGGCAGACGATATCACCAAACTTCGTAAAAAATTGAACCGTATGAAGATTCAACTAGACGATATACTAGATGCTCTTAATGCTGAGGACACTTTCATCGAAGTTCTTCAAAAGGTGTGGGTTGACTACGAGTCAACTGGTAATGGATATATTGAGGTTGGTCGTAAAGCCGATGGAACTATTGGATATGTTGGACACGTAAACTCAACAACTATGCGTATCCGTCGCGCCCGCGATGGATATGTTCAGATCGTCGGAAAGGCTATTACATTCTTCCGCAACTTTGGAGATAAAAAGACCAAAGACCCACTTGGTACTCAGACTTCTCGCCAACTAAACGAGATTATTCATATTAAGAAGTACAACCCAACCAACACATTCTACGGTGTGCCAGACGTTGTGTCTGCTGCTTCTGCCGTGGCCGGTGACGAATTTGCTTCACGATTTAACCTTGACTACTTTGAGCACAAGGCCGTTCCTCGTTACGTTATTACCATTAAGGGCGCGGAACTAGGAGTAGATGCAGAGCGTCAACTTCACGAATTCTTTATGACTAACCTAAAGGGTAAGAATCACCGTACCCTATATATCCCACTACCACCAGACTCAGCCAACTCCAAGGTCGAATTCAACATGGATGCCGTCGAGGCGGGGACACAGGATTCTTCGTTCAACAAATACCGTGAAATGAACCGTGACGAAATCTTCATGGCTCACCGCACCCCTCCGATTAAGACCGGACTATCAACCAACGTCAACCTTGCCGCAGCCCGTGATGCTGATAAGACATTCAAAGAGCAGGTTTGCCAGCCTGAGCAGGACCGCCTAGAGAAGCGCGTCAATCTAATTATCGGTGAACTAACCAATGTGTTTAAGTTTAAACTTAATGAACTTAGCCTTACCGATTCTGAGACTCAGAGCAAGATTGACGAACGTGATGCTCGCAACCAACTAAAGACCATCAACGAAATTCGTGCTGGCAAGGGCCTACAGCCTCACCCAGAGGGAGATAAGTTCTTGGAACTAAAGCCACAGCAGGCCGCTGACGCCGCCAATAATGCTGCTGGCACAGATGCTCGGGCACGCGACCGGGCTAATAATGCTACCGACTCTGCATCGTCCTCAACAGGCCGTAACACGCAGGGTAGTGGTCGTAGCGCACAGTAATTTGCATTTTAATCGAACACAAGTTATATTTAGTCCAACATGGAAATCATTAAAAGTTCGTGGGCAGCCGACGCTGATCGGATTACATTTCAAGTCCCCTTCTCTAAGGTGGACGCTGAAAACCGTACCGTTTCTGGTTTTGCTACTCTAGACAATGTTGATCGCGTAGGAGATATCTGTACCGCAGAAGCCTCCACTCGCGCCTTTGAAAACTTCCGTGGCAATATCCGAGAAATGCACCAGCCAATTGCTGCTGGTCGCCTACTTGGATTTACCCAGAAGGACTTTTATGACTTTAACTCTGATATGACTTATAGAGGCATCTACGTAACTGTATATGTCTCTAAGGGCGCGCAGGACACCTGGGAAAAGGTGCTTGACGGAACCCTCTCTGGCTTCTCTATTGGTGGAAACATCACGGAGCAAGAAAACGTCTTTGACGCAGAAAACAACAGGACTATCAGAGTTATTCAAGAATATGACCTAGTTGAACTGAGTTTGGTAGATAGCCCTGCGAATAGCCTGGCGAATGTATTCTCTATCGTTAAGTCGGATACAGGAGAACTGATGTATAAAGGATTGGCAACCGAGACCCTTGTCTCTAACGTCTTTTACTGCACGTCAGACCAGATTGCCGTAGTCTCATCAGATTCCAGTCAAAGTTGTGCTTCATGTAATAAAGCCATGGAGAACATCGGATGGATTGAATCCACCGATACAGATAAGTCCGACGTTCTTAGGGATGTCGTACAGAAATATCTAAATCCTGAACCTGATACACAGGTAGAGGTAAACACCAACGAAGGAGGTATAGAAGTGAGCAAAGGTATTGCAACTTCTGTTGAAGAAGTCGAGCCAATTGAAAAAGCCGATGAAGTAGTTGAAGAAGCCGTTGTAGCCGAAGAGGTTGCAGAGGTCGCTGCCGAAGAGGCCGTAGCCGATGAGGTCGAGAAGGCCGATGAAGGCTCCGAAGTTGAGGCTGTTGATTCACCTGTTGACTTTGTAAAACTATTCGATGATATGCGTGAGTTCGTCTCTGAGACGATCCTAAAGAGCGCAGAAGAGTCAAATACAAAGGTTGAGGGTATTCGCACCTCGGTCGAAGAATTCGTAAAGACTGTGCAGGCACAGTTTGCGGATCTAGGCACAAGCCACGCGGATCTAGCCAAGAGCGTAGAGTCTCTTTCAGAGAATCTAAATGCGGTCGAGGCGCGAGTAGAAGAGTTTAACTCATCTACCGCCGTGAAGAAGTCTTCTGAACTTGGCGGTTCAGAGGAAGTAGTAACAACAACAAAGAGTATTTGGGGCGGGCGCTTCCTCGGCGTAGATAGTCTCTAATACAAACAAAAAGAAAAGGTAGGTGAAATAAATCGTGTCAAATGAACTATTTGAAAAAGTAATCCGTACTACTGAGGTCGCTGCCGGTTCAGGTGGTCTGCTAAACGCAGAACAGTCCAACCGCTTCATCGACTACATGTGGGACGCAACCACACTAGCAACCGAGGGCCGTCAGGTCCGTATGCGCGCTAACACTCTAGACATTGACAAGGTTGGCGTAGGCCAGCGTCTTGCACGTCTCGCAACCGAGGCCGTGGACGATGGTGTCAACGCTGACGCAACCTTCACCAAGGTTTCCGTCACAACCAAGAAACTCCGTCTAGATTGGGAACTTTCTCGTGAGTCCCTAGAGGACAACATCGAGTTTGGTGACCTAGAGGACCACATCGCTCGTTTGATGGCTACTCAGTTCGGTAACGACATTGAGGATCTAGCAATCAACGGTGACACAACCCTCTCATCCGACCCCCTATTGAAGTCATTCGATGGATTCCGTAAGTTGGGTCTAGCAGGTGGTTACGTCAAGACTAACTCTGGTGCCACAATCACCAAGTCAGCACTTAACGTAATGATCAAGGCAATGCCTCGTAAGTACCTACAGCGTCGTGGCGATCTTCGCTTCTACACTGGATCTGGTGTCTCACAGGATTACCTGAACTCTCTTCTAGCCCTACCGGGTAACCCAGAAGAAGTAGTATCTGGTATTCTTCGTGGCCAGGGTACACTTTCTGGTAGCGCCGGTGCTGTAACTCCATTCGGATTCGGTATTCCGATCAAGGAAGTTCCACTATTCTCCGAGACCCTTACCGGCACCTACTCAGGTGCAACCGGTAACCACGGTTACGTAGAGTTGACCTTCCCACAGAACCGTATCTGGGGTATCAAGCGCGAAGTTCAGGTTATGTCTGAGTACAAGAACAAGAAGGATGCTGTCGAGTACACCGCTTACGTTCGCGTAGGTGTCCAGTACGAAAACACAGACGCCCTTGTTATTCTAAAGGACGTAAAGGTAGCCTGATCTACCTAACGCACATTAGCAGGGCCGGGGTTTGCGCCCCGGCCCTGCTGGCTTTACAAATGTACTATGCTATAATTTAGATGAGCCATAGGAGGCAGAGAATGTCATTAACAGATCTAGATGTAAAAAAATTGAAGGAAACGGCAGAATACTTCGGCGTTGACCTAGAAGGCGTGCGCGGTAAACTGAACATCGTCCAGAAGATTGAGGACGAGGGTATTGACTTCACCATGTACAAAGAATGGCAGGACCGCCTGGACGCTGAAAAGCCAGAGCCAGAGGTTCACGACAAAGGCCAGTTCACACCCGAGCCACCTAAGGCTGAGGGTCCACTAATTCTCCTAAGAATGGTCCGTGAAAACGGAGCATATGATACTTTCGGAGTAACATTCACACGAGAGCACCCATTCGTGGCCGTGCCCGAGGATGTCGCAAACTCCATTCTAGAGAACGAAGAAGGCTTCCGTATGGCCATGCAAAAGGAACTAGAGGACTTTTACTCGTGACTGACGGACCTTTCGAGGGCATAGATTTTGATATGGTAGAAATAAGTGGCAGACTTGAAAAGTTTGACGCTGAGTCTGGGAGACTGGTCGAGACTATCATCATCGAAAATGGAGAAATCACAGAAATTATCAAGGAGGAAGAATAATGGCATTGACTACCGCAGGGCGTGACTTCATGGTCGCATCAGCCCACGCAGCAGCAGCAACACCATTTAACAACACCAATACTTACATTGGTGTTGGTGACTCAGTAACAGCATTCTCAGCGGCACAAACTGACCTACAGGCAGCATCTAACAAACTGCGCAAGGTCATGGATGCTACCTACCCACAGGTAGCCTCTAACGTTGTGACCTACCGAGCAACATTTGCAACAACCGATGCAAACTATGCTTGGCAGGAGTGGGGCGTATTCAACGCCTCTGCTGCTGGAACAATGTTGAGCCGCAAGGTTGAGTCACTTGGTACAAAGACCTCAGCGCAAACTTGGGTCTTTACAGTAACACTAACAACAACCTGATAGATGCCTTCGGGCAATCCCTACTTTCTGTAGGTGGCCCTTCGGGGCCACCTACAAAGACTAATAGAAAAGGTGGAATAATGGGAATCTTGAAAACACAGGCGGCGACATTATGAGCCTTTACATTGCATCTGTTGATGCTATTGCCCTAGTCGCCGCTACCGCAAAGTCTGTACTAGAAATAGCAACCCCATCTACTGCGGATATCCGTATTGTGGAATGGTGGGTTGATTTCGATGGTGTCAGCGCATCAGCCGTACCGGTCAAGGTTGAAGTTGGCCGATTCTCTGCCGCTGTTACCACAGCAACAACTCTAACACCCGGTAAGTATACTAATACTGCTGCCCCGGCATCTGGAAATACAACTAAGCACTCGACTACCGCCGAGGGCGCGGGTACTGCATCAGATGTCATTATTAAGCGTATTAGCCCAACATCAGGCTTCCACTACGTAGCACCCCTTGGACGAGAACTCTATGTTCCAGTTTCAGGTTTCTGGCGTATGCGTTTGACCGCGCCTGCCGGTGTAAATGCGACCGTAGGCGTTATCTGGGAAGAGTGATCCTGAGTGGCTATCGCCCACGACGTTACAACAACTGCCACCGCGTATGTCGCCACCGGAACCCAGACCACGAGCCATGTTGCATCAGCATCGGCTCGTGGTGCTGTTGTGTTAATCGCACAGGCTGGTACTGCAACTGACGAGGTTTCTGGTGTAACGTATGGTGGAGCGGCCATGCAGCGTATCCGCTTTGACTCTGAGGCAACTGAGCCTGGTGCAGTATATATTTACTTCCTTGACAACATAGCCACAGGCACACAGAATGTAGCAATGACAACAACTGCTGCTACAGACAAGCAACTATCTGTTTCAACAATGACGGTAACCTCTGGTCAGGCAGTTGGCCTTATCGGAACTGGTAATACTGGAACAAGCACGTCTGCTGCTAACCCTGCCCTGACCCTTACTGGCTGTACAACAGGTGTTGCCCATATGGCGTATGAAGCAATCCATTCTGGATTACAGACTATGACCGCCACTCCGCAGACTACTCCCGCGTGGACACTGATTAGTAGCACCGACCTTGGTAATACTGGTAGAGGTTTTGCTCGCCTTACCGCAGTTAACAGCCCCGCTGGAACAACAATTACTGGTGGATGGATTGCGGCTACTGCAGACGACTATGTAATCTCCGGTGTAGCATTTATTGAGCAGGCTCCGCCTGTTGGTCGTTTTTGGCCAGCCAAAATTGTAGGAAATTCAGCCGCCGTTCAGCGCGCGAATAGTTGGTGATGATCTATGGCTAGAGTCGGAAGGTCGCAGCCATTACAGCCAAGGCGCTTAACGCCAGTAAAAGCAGGCCCACCAATTGTCAACTTGATGGGCAACAATACAGCCACTATTGAAAACAATATTGGTCAATGGGTAGCAGATACTCGTGTTAGTAGCATTGCTCGTATTACATCTGATTTCCAGCAGGGTACAGCAGCACTAGAAGTCACGGTAACGGGCGGTGGAGACGCATCGGTAAGGCCATCCCTAGTAACTGCTGCAACAGCATGTTCTCCTGGTACATATACCTTCCTGTGGTCACAAAAGCACCTCGCTGGTGGCTGGCTGACATCTTCCGCTATTCTTATCCAAATTGCTTTCTGGGATAGCGGCGGAACTAGCCTTGGAAACGTTAATAATGGATATGCTGTATCTTCTACTACTTCATGGAATGATTTTGCATATACATTCACAGCACCCGCTGGTGCTGCATTCATGGCACCATACGTTTGGCAGG